TTTTCTGGCCAGATTCCAGACCTGATATCGTTTTCCCCTGGTCAAAATTCTGCCAGATGGAGAAAGTCAACATCAAAGCCAGTCCAATTATGATCCAAGGGAAATATTTCTGGTTCATTTAAAGAGGGATATAATCGCATCGAAGATTTGAGTAGCAGCCAAAAAGACTACCGCTACAAATACTACTAATTCAATCCAGTGCCAATTTTTCCAATTGTTTAATTCGTCAAACATAGTTTCTGTTTTTAAAAGGGTTATACTCGTTTCATCCAGCCGTTGAAATATTTCTCCTGGTCTGGTCTTTCCCTGCAAATCCATACATACCTCATAAATTGAAGTCCGTTTAATACCTTCAACAATATTTTGTCATCCACTTTGCGGTATGCTGTAATGGTGATAGGGCCTATTTTTCCATCCACTTCAAGATTCGGAAAGTCTCTTCCATTTCGGTTCATTAGATTTAAAGCCTCCTGAAGGAATCTTCTGGATATTCCCTGGCCCATATTCACCCCGGTATCAAATAACTCCAGTGCAAGTTCATAATTCAGCATATGGTGAGATCCCGAAGCTTTCCAGTAATCTTCCAGATAAATATCCTTGGCTCCTTCAATCGTTAAATTCTTAATATCTACATGCGGATACGCGCTTTTAGAAATCCCGTATTTGGTTTCTCCTCCGCGATCTGTGGGATCGTTCACATAACCGCCTTCAATCATTATCAGTTCGTGGAATGCTTTTTCAAAGTTCTGGTTCATTAGAATAGATTTTTTATTCGAGGTATCATTTAAAAAAGCTTTTAATTTTTGCAATAATAGTTTCATTTACCGTTGCGGTCATATCATCAAGCCATTCGAAAAGCCGGGGTTTTGCCCTGAATCTTCGCTTGTAATTTTCCCCGACTGAGTGCATATCGAATAAAAAGGCCATAATCCCAACCGTTGCAATACTGTAAAGAAAAAACTTATAAATTAAATTCACTTCCAGTAAGGCAAAGACCAAAGCAAAGAAGGATAGTCCCATTAAAATAATAATGATAGCGACTAACTTATAAATGGAAGACCATAATTTTTCGCTCTTGATATATCCGGGTTGCCCTGCAGCTTCAAATTTAGCGGCCTGAATCCCTGACCAAAAATCTAATATATAAGCCATCAAATAAATCATAAAAGAAAGTGCCGCAATTAAAAAAGGTATAAGCAAATCTTTAATAGGCATTGCATCGGTAAATTCCCGAAGTATCTCAGTTAGCGGCGCTCCTGTAACGGCGCCTAATAATACTAAAGATCCATTTCTGAAATGGGCTGCTTTCTTGATGATAATAAAGACTTCGGGGGCGTCTTGTAGTGGGGTCATTTAATAGGTGTTTTAAATATTATAATCTTACCTTTATCGGTGCTTTCTTAGCCAATGCCTCAAAGAAATGCGCATCGTGCCAGCTTTGTTTAGACAAATGTTCTGCGTACCATTCGTGCCGGATATCGATGCTCCAATGGTCGTTCATTATCGCGTGGCGTTTCTTATTGAGTTGCAAGCCGTAGAGCTTCCCGATTTGCCTGAAAAATATAATCCGGGTCAAGTGCCTGAAGGGTTTTAGTTCCTCGTTTAGATAGATGGTTTCTCCATCTTCTGAAAACCTTCCCAACATATTGAGATCCGATTTTACGAATAAGATATTGCGAACTGAATCGAGTTGTGCTATATTTTCAACTTTGGCATATCTCGCGCTTTGATGGAAGTCTTTTATCAGTTCTAAGAGTTCAGGGTCATTGACCTCGCCTGTGAATTTAACTTGTTGTGCGCCCACATTCATTGTGAACAAAAGCAGTAATAAGGGGATAAGTTTTTTCATAATTCAAAATATATTGCGATTAAAAATATGATTACCATCGGTATTAATACCAGTGGTAATAGTTCTAAGTGGGTGCGTTCTTTGTTTAGGTAGTTCATATTATACGGCTGTTCCAGATGAATTAACCCACGCGCTACCATTCCACCAAATAGGCACACCTAAACTTGTATCGAAATACTGAAATGCCACTATTGAGGTGGTAGGTCTTAGGGCGGTTGTTCCCTTGTTTATTTTGGCTGCTGGGAAATTATCGGTTAGCAATACATCTACCGTTCCAAATGCTTGAACCCTTGATATTTCAAACACACCTTTCCAGTCTTCAATACTTCCTGTTGTAACCCTGGTTACAAATAAATTAGAAATACCAACAGACATATATTTAAAAATGTACGTTGTTAATCCAATCCATATGCAATGGTTTACCCCGTCATTCCCAAATCTAACAGGTAAATTATACCTTGCATCTCCTGTAAGAATAGTTGCTGAATAATCAGTATCAATTACTGATGTAGTCCTTCCGTTTAATTGGATAATTGCGGCATCCTTAGCATTTCCTGTATAGGTCTGGCCAAACAAATGAATTTGCATACTGAAATTAGCTACATTGGTCATAGCTACAGGAAGTTTAATTTTAATTGCTCCGGCAGTAGCTGAAGTGTATAGATTTGTCTTACCTCCCTTTGGGGTTGCGATGCTTAAAACATCGCCTTTATCCGTTCCCGCTCCTGATAAATCTGAATAGGGTTTTGGTTTCTCCATCACAAATACATCGCTTGCTGTGGTCGAGGCTAAACTGCCTTTTTTTAAATTCTTTATAAATCCTTTGTACATTAGAAATTGTATAAATTGTTTAAATTATATTTCCCTTGAAAAAGGCTGTTGACGTCCCTTGTGAATTGAACATAGGCAGTCGTGCCCACTATTTTAACGGAATGAACCCTAAGAACATCTAAAGGCCAAATAACCGCCTTTTGCGTGATAGAACTATAATCCACCCCGTTGCTCTTTCCTACTATCATCTTTTGACTTCCACCTGCATCTGACTCTATTATTCCTATATACCATTGAAACCCGTTAAAATTAAAGTACGTTCCTATGGAAGGTTTAAAGAAATATCCTGTTTCTATCCCTGTTTTGGTGTCGATATCTTCCTCTCGCGTAAAGGTCAATCCCCTATCCGTTGATACTGACCTCGCCCAGGGTTGTGGTAAACCCCGCTTTCTTATGTGCGTTGCGATAACCCTGTTTGTGGAGATATCATATATTTTCGCATACCCTGTGTGATTGTCATCCCCAAAAATACCCAAGGGCTGATCTTGTGCTACTAAACTCATTAAATGAAGTTCAGCGGGCGGGCCTGAATATGTAAATAATTGGGTTTGTTGCAATCCTGCATTTCGCGGGTCTTCCGTAGCGGTGTGATAGTACAGGTAACTGATTCCGTCCATTTCTAAATACCAGGGGGTTTCTGCCTGATAATTCTCGTGAATTAAACCTACTTCAACAAAATCTGATAAATCAAGGTTATTTCCTTTTCCCAAATAAAGACCTCCTGCTCCTATATTGTGGTCTGTGGAATACAGGAAAAAGTATTTTTTATCACATGCCGCATTTTGATAGTCAGCAGTTTCATAATGTTTAAAGAAATAGAAACCACTCTTAACAATATCCACCCCAGCATAAAGCGGTCTAGTAAGATCATATATTTCCGCACTTATTGGCGTAGGGTTTACACCTGTTCTTTTTCTTAACGCCCCCGCTGCCACTATGTTGAAAAATAAACTCATTATATCGGGCTTGTTGTTATGTTGGTTGTGTTTTCAAATTCAGCATTTATAATACTTGAAGTGCCATCACTATGTAAAAAAGCCATAGGCGTTAATGGAAGGGTAAAGGTGGCTGCAGAAGTATGGTAAACAGTTCCGTTTGCCTCTATTGTTACTATTCCATCGGTAAGTCTTACGTAAACTCTAGTATCAGCGGTCAAGGTAATTACCGTATCTGCCAATGTCTGAACTCCAAGTTCAAAGACCTGAATGGATGATGACAGGTTGTTTAGAATAACCACAATCGGGGCGTCTCCAAAAGCTGCTGATGCTGCTGTTGTAAATCCTAACATCTGCTTTGAGTTCGTAGAGCCTTTTGCTGAAATGGCGTTATTCCCGTTAATGGCTTTACTTCCATACCCTTTATTGCCCCATGATGTGATAGTCCCATATCTGGTTATCGTTCCATTACCTTCATAGGTTGCCCCTGTCATTTGCTCCCAAATCATATATTCAGAGCTGGAACTTGCTGAAATTGTGCTAAACCCTAAAGCACTACTTTGAGCCGATTCATTCCCTGCTCCGTCCACGGCTGAAACCGTTACGCTGTACGTTGTTTCAGCAGTCATTCCCGATAAGGCATAGGTTAAATCTGTTACCAATCCGGTGTTCTGTTTTATACCTCCCAAATAAATATTATATCCTGCTACTGCCATATTTTAATCTGTTGATGCGTTCCAAGTAATTGTCGCTGTGGTATCGGTGATGTTTGATGCTGCTAGTCCTGTGGGTACTGATGGGGCTGTAGTGTCTACAACTGTTTCTATCACTTCCCAACCTATTGTTTGAATATCTAATTTTGTAATTGACTGCCCTGCGAACCAAGCTGCCACTAAAGACTGTATATTTTCATCCGTTGGGGTTGCGGTTAATGCTGATTCAGGGATTTGATATACTTTTAATTCGTTATCGGTAACGGCTGATGCTTCTGCATTTTCTGAGGGCAAAACCACATCTACTTCCCCGCCCATATAATTGAAATAAATAATCTGCAATCCTGCGGGGTAAATATCGTCTGTGGATTTATTAAAAACATTCCAAAACGTAGGGAAAGTAATGGTATTGATTCCGTCCGATGTGATTTTATGTTTAATTGTAAACCCGTCCGTATTTCCAGAACCTACCAATGAATAGGCTATTGATGCCGATTGTGTGACTACATCTGAAAATTTATCCTTGTTGAAAGTAAGAACCGAATTAAACGTTTCTATAACCGGCTTAGGAAGCGTAACCACCCTGTTCGCATCTGGGGTTAAGGTTGTGCCATCGCTGGTCTTTACTCCTTTTACCACCTCTGCATCATTGGCTGGGGTGATTCCTAAAGCGGCAATGATTTTAGCAGAAGTAAGCGGGTTTATTGGGAATACGGCGAGTTCAACATCGTCATAGGTGTAGATTACATTTTCGTCTTTGACCAGGTACAATATATCTTCTTCCAGTACAAGTCCAGCAAGGTTCGTGAAGGTTTCAACAGGAATTGTGTTGCCTGCAAGGCTTACCGCATAATCCTTCGCTGCCTGTTCTGCGGCATCAGCCTTGCTTTGTGCGCCGGCAGTGGTTTCTTTTGAATTTGCCAGGTTGGCCAGGTCTTGAGCGGTGCCGTTGTAGGTTCCTTTGTCGAGTTTTAAACCTATTGATGTACCAAGGGCGTTTATTTGTGCCTGGATCTTTCCAAAGGCTATCAACACGGTATCGGCAGAAGCTATCGCGGCATTTTGCAGGGTGGTTAAGCCCGTGAGGATTGTTGCCCTTACACGGGCGCCGGTGAAGTACAGGTTTGAAGATCCTTCAACAACCTGATCAGTGGTGCCTGGTGAACTGACTGTTTCAGAAAATTGAGTACCGCCCCAGCGAAATTGCTTTCCTGAATTTGTATTGCCGGTGGTAATGTCCTGGTATAGTTTTGCCTCGCCTGGTGTTACTGGTGCGCCAAGCGTATCATTAAAGGTGGTGGTATTTACATAGGTGCCTTCAATGACTTCATCCATTACCGCATACATATTGGCAGCGGGTATTTTTGCATTGGCATCCAGCCCGGCATAGCCGTTAGCAATTCCTTTTTCAGATTTTGCTTGGTATGCTGTGAGCTGGGTGTCTGTATACTGAATCGCAACGCCGTCTATTGCGTCTATTGCGTTTTTTACCGCAATAGAACTTGGATAGCTGGTTGCGTTTGGAGCATCAAGGTTCTGGACTTTGTTGGCGGTTTTTTCGGAAGCGGTGTTTATTGCTTCAAGGGCGGCGTCGATTTTATCGGCATTTTCATTCAATCCCTGGGCAGCGGTGCGGGCAGGAGTACCGGTTTTGTCTCCTACCACGGTGCCGCGAAAAATCTTGTAAAGCGGTGATAATGTAAAGTATCCCATTTATTTTTATATTTTTTTTTCGTGGAGGCGCCCTAATAGAGCGTCTTTACTATAATCTTTATTTTATATCTCATCAAAGGTTCGTGCCATTGTATCAAAAGTGATCGTCATACTGTCAAAAGTGAAGGGATACTCCACGGGCGGCGGCGGATTAATTATCTTAACCCGCGCGGGGATATCCTGGTGAATGCTTTTCGCCGCCCGGTCTCCCAGTAATATTTTTTTGTTTAAGTCGGCCATTATTTAGTATTGAGTATTGAGTTTTTTTGTATTCTTATTTCTCTTTTTTTTAAACTGTCGCCATTAATCCCAGCGGCGCCGGAAGGTTTGTAATTACACCAAGTCCATTCACGAAGTTGGCATCGAGCCATTCTATATCTACTATAGCATAGGCTCCACCTTCAGGATCTGATACTTCAACTTCCGCATCAAAAACAAAGATCAACTCATCTCCTAAATTGTAACCAATAAGATCTTCGGTGATTTTTTCCGAAACAGCATCCGTGAAATCCAACCTATGATAATATAAAGGATTTCCGTTTTTTGTGATACTATATCTCGCATATCCATCTGTCATTCCATATCCACGGGCAAGGCTCAACATTACTTTGAAATTCAAATTAACGGAGACATTTGCTGGAATATCAGGAACGATATTCATCTTGTAGGTTTCTTTTATGTACTGTGATGTTCGGGTGTTTTGGTCAATAGTTTCACCAATTTTCACGTACTCAATTGTGTAATTTGATTTCCGTAACACCCGCATCGTATCACTGGCAACACTTCCAGCATTATCCGTTCCTGTCAACCTAAAGGTGTAGGCATTGCTTGTCAATCCTGATATTAACGGATTCAAGGCGGAAGGGCTTGAATAGCTTTCGCCGGGATCTCCTTCAATACGTTCCCATAATAAACTTTGAATAAACCCGTCTGGATCACTGGCCACGGCTTCGGTAATTTGCGCTGTGGTTTCTGAAGGTCCTATAAAAATATCGGGGCCCGCGTTTATGTAGGGCGGAATATTTCCAAGGGAAGCCCCTGCATAGACGCCTTCCAACAATGTTACCTGACTTTCATTGTCATCGGTATTCCAGGAGACCGATGTGGGTACGAAGTATTTCTTTTCATCTTTAAAAGTGAATGCAATTAAATCGTTGAATTTTATGGGATTTTGCACGGAAGCCTCTATCATTAGGTGCGGATCTTTAAACAACTTCCCTTCAATTTCCGCCACTACTTGTGCATAGGGTTTTTGTTCTACCTGGAAAACAGCATCGCTCCATTTCAAAGATTCTGTCCTGTCTATAGTGGTGGGTTTGTAAGGTTTTGCAATTACCCAGAAACTGCCATCCTGATAATACCCTTCGGTTTCAATAGCCATTTCTTCGCTGCCGTTTAAATTGAAATGCACTTTGGGATTTTCAACTTTATTGAAGTAAATTTTATGACTTACAAATTCCGAAAATTGTTCTATCAATACGGCGCCTTCCACGGTAACTATGGAATAGTTTTTTCCGTTTTGCTGCCTTCCGTATTTTATGGGCACTTCTATGGAATAACCTGAATTCTCTCCATAGCTGCGAATTTTCTCCAGGTAAAAACATTTTGATTCTGTTGACACATCGTCGCTTAATGCCAGATCTATATCGCGTGTTGTGCTGCAATCTTCATTTACAGTTTCGGTATAAATAAAATTCTTTTTCTGGTCCAGGTCTTCTACCTCACAATTGGTAAGGCGAACACTTCCTACCAGGGTATCGGCATAAATTCCGCGGGGTTCAAAGAGTTCTATATTTAAAAATCCGTTTTCCTGAGCCACAAATTCAAGGATCGCATTTGCTTTCAGGCTGCCATCAAATACAAGGCGCTGCGGGTTGCCTATCACGGTGGTTTCATTTGAGAAAATCTTATTGGTATTCAGGCTTATTTTGAAAACCATCATATCTATCCAGATCCCGGATGCGCGCCTGATAGCTATTTCATCGGAAGTAAGTTCAACACCCTCTTTAGGCAATAACTGAAATGCAAGTTTCACCCGTACTTTATAACCTTTCAGCAAATAAGGTTTTTCCCGAAGATCAATTTTATTCGATGGGCTTAAATCTTTCTGAAAACTGGCAGGCAATTCCAAATAGTATTCCGGAAACCGAATTTTAGGCACGTAGAAATTATAGTTCCAATACCTCGGATTAAATACGCCCACCACTCCTGCAGCACGTACCCAGGAGATCTTTGTTTCCTGGAATACTTCCTGCGGAAGGGTAAGCTTTGAGGCTTCGTGGGTTACGTTCACTTCTTTTAAGCCCGGCACCAAAGAAATGGATGGCGTAGGGGACCAGTCGACTACTTTAATGTTTTTTTCGACGTCAAAACTGCCAAGGTAATTGCCATCTATGGAGTAGGTATCGAATTTCACTTTTCGGAGATGGCGAAAATTGATGCCTTCAATGTACCAACGCCCTTCACATTGAAATAGTTGGCAGCGCATAGATGAAATGAGTTCTTCCAGGATTTCATACACGGAAGGCGGTTTTTCATCATCAAAATATTTTCTGCCATCAATTACAATTTGGTGCCACTTGGTATTCAAGTGGTTTTTTATTGCCGGTGCTAAATATATATCGAATGGGATGCCGGTCATTTTTAGAATTTCACACAGAACATCGGTGACATAATGTTCTTTTTCAAAGAAGGATGCGTCAAATTGTTTTCCGCGCAACAATCCCAAGCCATCGGTGGCACTAAATTTCACATAATGCACGGCTGCTTCATAGGGTTCTTCGTAGGTTTCCGGAAGGAAAAAGCCCTGGTACACGATTTCTCCGGTGTCCTCTATGCGTTTGGTTACGCGGTATCGCTGTTCATCTGTGGTGAAGTATTCTATATACTTAGCATCGCTGCCGTCGTAATTTTCTAAGGTAAAATCGTATTGCCCGCCCACAATTGGCTGGGTCTTATCACTACTTCCCTGCCAACTCAAAGCAAGGCTTGATTTTTCGGCATAGTGCAGCACCAGCGGATCGCTGATGTTTAAAAGGTCTTCTATGACGAGTTCGTAGTTCATTTATTTTCTTGTTGATACGCCCAATTTGGGCGTCTTTACACATCTTTTTTCTATTCTCTTTTCTTTTTTTAACCCCTTCTTTTATTTGCGGTTTCTGCCTGCCGGGTTGCTGCAAGCAGCACGTTATTTCTCAATACAAATTCCAGTTTTTGAGTGCCGCCGCTGCCTTGTGGAATGGCATCTACAATTAATGATTTTAGTTTGTCAAGGGGAGCGATCACCTCCGGGTTTGAATTGGCGCCGGAGTATTCTCCCACATAAGCCAAAGTAGGTCCGTAGGCAATACCACCGTTTGCAAGGGCGGGAACTCCTACACCACGACCTGAGCCGCCGCCGCCGGATAATCCGGATGTCATAATTCCTTTTACAACTGCCGCCAAAGCCACTAATGCCCCACCGGCTATAATTGCTCCTATTCCGGAAGAAAAGAGATTCTTAAAAGCTTCAGAAGCAACCCCCGCAGCAATTAAAGCCTGACCTAACGTGTCAAGGAAACCCGCCACAATACCAATAAGCCCTGTAAATAAATCCCCAATACTTGCATTCCCTGTGGCCAAAGCCCCAACAAATTCCCCAAAGAATTGCGCTGTATTCGCAATTGCAGAAGAAAAAGCACTATTTATCGCCGCTCCAACATCTACCACACTATCACTAAATCCAGATAATTCATCTTTAATTAATTGGGTTTCTGTAGGAAGATTCGCCGCTATTTCAGCTAACGGACTTATAATAATTCCTGAAACTTTTGGTAATTCTATGGCAGAAACTTGTGGCGTGGTGTCAATAGCTTTAGGTACAGTAGGCACTACAGGAACTACAACTGGTGCGGTAGCGGGTTTATTCCCTAAAATCCCGTTCAGTTTATCTATAGCGGTATAAGCTTCACCAGCGGCGGCGGCCTGATCCCGCATTTGGTCAACAATAAATTTTGTGTAATTCCCACCCGAAGCAACCAGGTTATAGAATGTTTGCAGTTTTGAGACCGCCGGGGTCAGGGTTTGAATTAATGAGGTTAAACCATATACTAAAGCTGCAACAGCAGCTACTACCAATCCTATAGGGTTGGCGAGCATCATAGTGTTTAAAGCTGCAAATGCTGATGTTACAGCAGGAATAACAGTTGCGCTAAGAAATGCAAAAGCTGTTACCAGTCCCGGTATTACGGTAGTCATCAAGAATCCCAATGTCACCAGCAATGGTCCCAATGCGGCAACAAATAATCCTACTACCACTATTATTTTTCGTGTGGATTCATCCAGGTTAGAGAATTTATTTAATAAAACACCCATCCCACTTGCCATCTTTGTCACGTAAGGCAACATTATCTCACCAAACTGAACGCTCACATCTTCCAGGCGTGATTTTACCAATCGCATTTGATTCGCAAATCCCTCACTGGTGCGGGCGTAATCTCCAAGCGCGTTTTTACTTTGGTCCTGTGCAATTTGAAGGGTGGCATAGGCTTTTGCCTGGCGTTCACTTTCAAAAGTCAAGCCTTGTTGCGTGTTAAGAAGCACCCGGGCTTTTACATCAGATTCAAGGATAGAGATTCCTAAAGACTTCACGCTCTCACGTTCTCCCAGCAATGCTTTTGTAAGTGCTGCGGAAGCGCCCTCAGCACCGCCGGAAAAGTTTGTGAAGGAAGCGAGATCTACAGCGAGTTTGTTTACTTCGGTAGAAAGGTCCAGGGCAGCGGTTTGTGAAAATCCGAATCCGGTAAGCAAATCGCCGGTATCACTTAAAAGTTGTTTTGATGCGTTGGAACTTAATCCATAGGAATTGCGTAAAACATCGGCAGAATCCTTAGCAGCTTTGGAAACATCGCGAAAAACAGTGTCGAATTTAGAGGAAGTCTCCTCGGCATCGCTGGCAGCTTTTATCGCGGCGGCACCAATCGCTAATATAGGAAGGGTAACTCCAAGGCTTAATGCACCACCAACTTTCTGAAAGCTTTTGCCCACAGAATTCATTTTACGTTGAGCATTACTCATCGCGCTGCTGAATTCTTTCAAATCCGCGGAAAATGTTATACTGATACGACTAAAACTACTGCTTCGGCGTTGGGTTTAAAGGTTGAACATCTTTAGTGTAATGGGTCTTATTGTTTATAATCATACAAACCCAACTTAGTGAAATACCAATTTTTTCTGCAATTTCACGATAATATAATCCTTGATTCCTTAAGGATTTTATTTCCTTTATTTGGGTAGGCAAAAGAGAAGATTTGGTTACCGCCATTTTATGTAATATTTTTCTCCTTCTTTCTTTAGATATATCGTGATAATTATCAACATAAGAACCAACCCTTATATTATCAATGTGATTATTACTTTTATTTTCATCTAAATGCCTAACCACTCTCGACTTATACATTTCTTTACCATATTTCATAAAAGCCTGTAATCTATGTACAGCTATATTATAAAAAAGGTTTTCTTTAAATCTTCTTGATCCAGTTCCAAAAATCAAATAACCTTGATCATTTTTAGAAAGTATTACAAGGTTATTTTCCTTATTATATACTAAACCTTTTTTATCTACTCGATAACCACGGCTATAAGCAATTTCTTCAGGTCTCATAAGCTTTCTCTTAACTGGTTAGTAACTCAATAATTTCTTACGTTCTTTAAAGGAGTAGGATTTTTTAAATTGTCTAAAAATGTCAAAATCAGACATTAAATCCCCCCAGAGATCTTGCTGTGGTTGTGAGTTGTTTCGCATAATAAAAGTTTTTGGATATTGAGCACGGCGGGATGGGTCGCTGCGAAACAACTCACTTTTGGTGAAGAAGATTGAGGAACTTTCAGCCTCTCGCCCATCCCTAGGCACGTAAATTTTAGAATTATCATATATAGTAAGTTTGTTTCGCATTACGAATATAGCTATAAATATTAATATAACAATCTCTATTTTCATAATTTCTATTTGTAGCGGAGACCGGTTCCGCCCCGATGACCTTCGGCAAAGCACGCCGACGAGCTAACTGTCTGCTCCACTCCGCGATTTTATCAAAACCCGCTGCCTTTAAGTGGTGGGTCACACCGCTCGGGGATGGGATGCCTTTGGCAGGCGGGTTTCAATCTTTTAATTTCCCATCGGCCCTATCCCAAACCTTCAAGGAATCTGTTTTAACTTTCTTTTTATCTTCCGGTTTTAAACTTGCATTTTTATGGAGTTTTTTATATTCATCTTCCCAGGGTAAAGGCATTAATACTGAAATAGGTTTCTTCCGTTCCGATTCTTTCAGGTGTGGCATTAGTCCCATCATTACCTGTTCGCGGTGCATCGAGAGTTTTTCCCGGTGTGTTACCTGGTGACCTTTTAGCACATTTGCAAAAGTGCGTGGTGTCATTTGGTAGAATTCACTTTCAGAAAGCCTTAAAATTCCAAGGGCAATTTCTTCGAGGTCGTCCCAGGTTTCTTCTACTTCTTCTTTGTCGCTGCTTTCCTCGCCGGGCTGCGAGGTTCCGCGTTTCCCGACTTCGGGAAGCTTTCAGTAAAAGCGGTCATTACCAGGTTGATTTTTGTGGAATCCTGAAACAGGAGTTCGTTTACCACGTCGTCCAGTTCCGGAAGGTCCTGCCATCTGGCACGCGGCAAAGCGTTTTGAATTCCCGCCAATGCAAGTTCTCCAAGGGCGTTGGCCTGTTCAAAACTCACATCTTCTATCCCGGCTGCAGGGAATATTTCCTGAAACTTCTTGGCTACTTTCTGCACGCTGGGACATTCCCAGGTTTCTCCCAATAAGCGAAAGGCGCCATACCCGTATTTCAACGGGTATTTTTTGCCTTGTATCTCAATAGTAGTTCCCATCCTTTTGTATTATATGATTGGTAATTCCACTATTGCCAATCTTCCGCCGTCGATAGTGAAACTGCAGGTTGCATCTTCATCGACATTGGCGTTCAGGTTCAAAGACTTCATCACGCCGTCTCCGGTTAGTTTGAAAGTCGCATCGGTTTCATCGGGCAAGAATTCCACTGGAATTTTCACATCGGTGTCATCGTTCATAATGGCGAACAATGCTGCAAAGTCGTGGGCGGTGGTACCGTCAGATCCATACACTCCCAAAGCATCACCGGAAACCGAAAAGGACATAATGCCTTTTGATTCCTCACGGCCGTTGGTGTCTTTGGTGATCCGTTCTTTGGTTGAGCGCGTGTAGGATAACTGCACTCCTGTTGCGTGGTAGACTGTTTTGTCTGATATTCTCAACCGAAGTTGGCCACTGATTATTTTTTCATCTGCCATTGTTTCTAGGTATTAAAGTTTATAGTTGAAACGCCCTATAAGGCGGTTTTCCCGTTGATACGCCCTAATAGGGCGTATGTACTATGATATATTTTATAGTTTGAAATTATATGTGAGTTCTATAAATGCTTCTTTTGCTTCATTGTCTGTATATCCCATATTTATAAAATCGGGGTTTTCCTTCCATCTAGAAGTAAGGTCCAGGCGTTCGGAAATTGTTTCGGCAATTGTGGATACTGCGTTCAGGTTTTCGGCAAATACCCTGAGCTTTACTTCATATTCCCGGATGCCGTCCTTGGTGATTTTCTTGGATGCCTTAAAACTGTAATTTGCAAAAGGCATCGCCGCGTCCTGGTCTGCCAGTTCCCAGTATATTCCGCCGGTAACCAATGCCAGGATAGCGGCATCTGATAGGGTAGTGGTGATATGTTTTGCGGTTTTAAGCATTGTTTAATCGTGTTATTTGTTTTTGAATGTATGCGGCCGTTTTATCGGTTGCTTCCTGCGTGGTCCTTCCCTGGGTTTTGTTCCAGGCGCGGTTTTTTGCATCTTCCACTACCGTGTTTTTTCCTATCCTGCTGCCACGGGCAATACTGCCTGTTTTAGTTCCTTTCTTCACGACCATAAACTTATACCAGCTATCGTACTTTCCTTTTTTGCCGGGGCGAATCGCTATGGAAGGATTGCCGCCTGCTCTTCTGGAAGAGACTGTTTCTGTCTTTACCGATTTTGAAAGCGTTCCTTTTGGGTACAGCGATCCAAATCGTTTTTTATCTTTTATTCCTACAGGCAATTCCGCAGCATACGCCTGTTCAATAGGCTTTGCCAATCTTCGGAAGATCTTCAGGACTTCGGTTCTCTTAACTTTGTCCGGAAGTTGTTTTAACTTTCGGTTCAGCTCTTCAAAACCTTCTACCTGGAATACATCTACCTGATTACTCACGGCTGCTGCATTTTAATTCAAGGAACCTGTTACGGCCTGGGCCGGTAATGTTGATGCTGTTTACCTGGTATTTTCCGTCCAGATCCTGTATGTAATATTTTGTGCCGTTAATAAGAACATCTTTGTCAAACCTCAAAATGAATTTACATACCGAAAGGCTCATTATCTTTCCATCTTCTTCTTCCCTGCCTGAAACATCTATGCGTTGCACTCTTTTTTTTCCAAGGGAAACTGCCACTGTTGCACGCTCATTGGTATCGGTGTTTTGTTTTTCATTTTTGAAAAACTCAACCTCTCGATTCATTAAGCCGGCAAAGGGTATCTTTTCCATTCTCTTTTTTTATAACACCTGTATGATACGCCCTGTAGGGCGGATCTACGGATCAATATTTTTTATACGGGCGCAATTTTGATTGGGCTGCTGTATTCAATTTTACCGGGCGATTTTCGCGGAATAATTCCCTTTCGGAAAACATCAGCAAGGCGGCATCTACCATATCTTTCGGGATATCGGCATTTGCGTATCCTGCTTTACCGGTGATGGTGATGGGGCCTTTAAAATTGGCGGGGCTCTCATTTAATAGTGAGAAATCATCTCCAAATACCACGTAATCCATACCTTCAACCAAAGGGGTTTCAGTTCCTTCTAAATTCTTATAGGTGATGGTAGTGATCTCATTAAACACCAGGGGAAGTCTGTAACTCAATTCCCAATATCTCAAAGTAACCACGGCGGCATCGCGTTGCAATACCGGATAGCCTATGTAGTTTTCAATTTCGTAAGCCACGGCATCTACAAATAATTGCAACAAAGCATCGTCACTTACATAATAGATCCCGCTGTTAAGCTTGGCGATCTCAAGGGATACTATCTCTGAGTCTGCAACCGTGGGTCCGAAATCTACTCTGTACATAATAAATTCAAAATTTAAAATTCAAGGTTAAAAGGGTTTAAAATTCAAGGTTCAAGGCCTGAATTTTATTTAGCTTCCTTAGCGGCTTCTTTTTCATCTTCAGCTTTTTCAGCAGCTGCTTTGTCGGCCGCTTCTTTTTCAGCAGCAGCATTAAGCGCTATAACTTTTTTAGGTTCTAAACCATCTCCGGAAGAAAAAAGCTCTTCAGCTTGTTTCTTTTCCACCTTAATGGTTTGACCTTTATTTCCTGATAATAAATATTTGCCCGCAAGGTTGTGACAGTTCACAATTACTTCTACTAGGTCTTTTTTGGATATTTGTTTTTTTGCCATTTTTATGTTTTTAGAAGAAACCCTTCCCGGTAGGGCAGGAAGGGTTTAATTATTTATTACTATGCTGTAAGGAATTTGTTTACAGCGAATGCTTCAGGTTGTGCTATTGCAATTCCTGCGTGTGCATTTGCAACCAATCTTACAGAATCTTCCAAGTCTTCTGAATATGGGTTGGATACAACGCTCATTGAACCCCATTCACCTATGAACAATTTGCTCCAGTCTCCATAAACAAGTACCTTGTTTGTTGCCAATTCAGGTACCAATGTGGAAACAGCGGCGTTATACCCTTGCAAGTTGTTTCTTTGTTCCATTACAAATCTTCCGGAACCGGCATCTAACAATGTTGTTTGAAGGATGTATCGCAATTGTGGAGAAAGAAGGAATCCAAGGGATTCTTCGGTAACATCTGAACTTTCCAAAAGGGAAATCAATTCAAGAACCAAATCCCTGGAAGCTTGTGTTCCTGCAATTACCGCAGATTGTTGTACTCCTGAAGTATTAAGGATTCCAAGAGGTGAATTTCCGGTACCAGGACCATTCACAGCCGCAGTATTCAAAGCGCGGTCATAACCTCCCAACAAAAGGCTCCTAATTTCAGATTCTACAGGAATTCCGGATTGCATAAGCAACCTGTTTGATATAGAAACGGCACCACCAACCCTGTTAGGGGAAAGGATTGCAGGATCTACTGTTTGTTTTTGCCTGGTGATGGTTTCTGTTTCACCCAACCACTGGAAGGAGTAGTTTTTCATTATAGGCAATGGCACAGAACCACCGGAAAGGTTGCTCAATCTTTTAGCCCCTAATTTTTCAAGGAAAGATTTTGCAGAAAACGGCATTTGCACCCGTGGGGCATTGTTTGTCACCAATTCACCTCCATAAAGGCCATCATCTTCGGTAACGGTTTGTGAAGCAGAACGCAACATATCCATAGGAATATGAAGGATCGCTTTCTCATTCACATCTACTCCGGCAGTACGGCTTTCCTGTATTGCCAGGTCATTCATTTCTTTTTCGGCACCGTCAAGGGCTTTACCATTTGTAGCCATACGCAAGGCACGGGTTACAGAAGCAATACCTTTAATATTCCTGGATTCTTTTTCTTCACCACCTTTAGATGGCTCAACAATCTTTTTTCCAGAAAGATCGGCGGCGCGTTTTTCAGCGGCATCCACTGCTTCTGCAGTTTTAATTTCAACATCCAAACGTTGGATATCTGTGGTTTGACCGTCAAATGCGGTACGCTGCTCTGCGGTGAATTCCTTTTTTTCGGAACTTCTAACCGTGGCAAGCAATTCAGTTTGAGCCTGGATCTTTGCGGCTCTCTCCTGCTTTAATTCTGCTAATGTTTTCATTTTGAATAGCGGTTTTTGTTAACAATTAATTGAGCCTCAAAAATATCAAGTGACACTCTTTCTTTGGAGACGTCCTGTAGGTCGTCTTTACTTTTATTTGAGGCGCCCGGGTCGGGCGTCTTTACGGCATCCCGTAGTATAAGTAGTTCTTCTTTATTTCGTTTCAGGGCGTCGGGATTGCTTCCGATAGATACCACGCTCCATTCCTGAAGGTATTGGCGGGTGAAATACACCACATCTGGGTCTTCGCCCTGGTCTTTTAATCCCATACGGGCTTTGGAGACTTTTGCGTTGATGGAGGCCATTCGCAAGGTTCCGTTTTTTACTTTTCGGAAAACCTTTTCGGCAAGCGGGTTGGTATCGGCATCTTCGAAAGTTACTTCGCCAATAAGCTGTTCGCCTTCCTGGAATACGCGGCTGGTACCAATGATGTTATCAGGATTATTGTCGTGCGCATTGTGATTGTAGACCACAATAGGATTGCGGTTATATTCGTCGAGCATCCAGCCATCCATTTTGAAAACGGTACGGTAAGAATCGACAGCTTCCGTAGAGATCACGAACTGGGCGGTGCGTTTTTCTTCCGAAATTCCATCGGCCCTTACCTGGGCATTCCTAATTTGTATGTTATCAGTTTTCATCCTGTTTTTTTTCTTTAGGTTCAGCAGAAATCATTTTTTTAATTTGGGATTCATTCAAGAGATTGCTCATTTGAAGGAATTCTTCCCCGCCATCGGAAGGGTTCATATCTTCCAGCTCGCGGATCTCATTCGGGGTGATGGCTCGCACAAAGACAAGATCTTTGTAGAACTGGCCACGCGCTGCGGGATCGGCCTGCAATAGTTTTTTGAAATTCTGAAAGATGTACACTCCTTTTTTCCTTTCGGAAGGGGTGAAAGATTTTCGCTCCAGTTCCTGTTTGAATTTTTCAGCAAAAGGCATAATGGCCGATTGCACGTATTCAATAGAAAGTTGCACGATGAAATTATAACCGCCTTCGCCTTTGATGTGCAATTTGTAGGACGGGATCTGGAACCAGCGGGCAATATCTTCAATTGAAGCAGCGTAGGTTTCAATAAATTTTGAATCGGAAGGAGAAAGGACCAGGCTTTTGTATTTAAAACCTTCATCCAGGATAGCGGCCCGGTGTTTGTTCCCGGAAGAAAGCGCAGCGGTCCAGGCTTCGGAAATGCGTTTTTTTCCTTCCGGTTTTACAGCAAGATCGGTCTCAATAACTCCCTGTGAAATTCCGCGATCCTGCAAAGAATCACTCCCAAATTTTTGAGCTGCCAGGGAAACGCCCATATTATCGGCTGCGTGGTGAATGATGCTTTTCCCGGTGATCCCATCAAAGGAAAAGCCTGGAATGTGCAATATTTCGGAAGCTGAATATGGTACCTGATTTTTGTATTTGTAGTATAATTTTCCGTTGCTTTCCAAAACGCTGACATCGTCGTGCTCCAGGAAGTTGTAGGAAATAATGTTCCCGGAATTGTCGCGAACGATAAGCGCATAGGCATTTCCCTTCATCAAAACAGAAACGGCCAGGATAAACTTAAAGGTGAAGGCGGTCATTTGTGAATTTGGCTCGCGGTATAAGAGGTAATCGGCTGGGTGATCTGTGAAGTGTTCCCTGGTATTGCCGGTTTTTATCATTACGGAATGCGGCAGCAAGGCGAACGAATTTGCGATGGTATTCACGGCGCAATAAAAAGCGGAAATGGCGAGGGCGGAATGGGTGTTGACTTTCTTGCCAGCTTCGGTAAGTTTGAAACCAAAAAAAGGCCAGGAACTACCGTCGGTAAGTCCTGACCTCAATTGAGGGGTAACTAAATTTTGAACTGCAGCTGTGAATAAGTTACTCATTAACCAACCAATGATTATTATGAGTTGTAAACTTATAGCAGTTTTAAGGGGATTTTATGAACTATTAGTTCGTTTGTTTGGAAAGTTGTTTAAAAAGTTTAGGGTTTGGGGTTTGGGGTTTGGGGTGATAATAGATATATCGACAATAGGGGATATCTACTATTGGTGATATACTAATGTTAGCAACAAGCTAAAAATCCGCTATAATTTGAGAAAGCCGAATCCTGATATCATCATTCCCAAAATAATCTATTTCTAATAAAATTGGTTGTTCTGGTAATGGCTCTAAAAATTCAGCAACCCGATACCATTGCGCTCTATCAATTTGCAAAACATCTGGGACAGCATTCTGAAAATCGTTAGTTTGATGAGCTTTAACCGTTATATCATTCTTACCCAATCTGTTAAATATCCAATTGTTTTCCGTGAATATAATCTGATTAAATCCCTTATTATCTAAGGCTTTTTTTAGCATAAAAGCTAAATACTTTGTTGAAAACAATACTTTCATAATTTTAGTTTAATTTGATTAATTCTGATTGAAAAGCCAGATGCCAACACCGCATATAAAATAACGGCTGAAATCCTCAATGCGTGGAGCCGTCATTTTATATACGCATCCGTTATGTGGAACTCTTAAGGTTATACATTTTGTTTGCTTCATTTATCACTAAAATCCTTGCCTCATCAACATCATCTGTAAAATCAATGTGATAATATTTTTCAGGGGTTTGAACCGTTGCGCAATATTTATCTTCAAATTCCCCGTTATGAGGGATTTCTAAATTAGCAACATCTGGCACTATATTTTTGGTTTCAAAGAAATCTACAATAACACTATATCTCATTGCTATTGGTAGTCCGTTAAAACAATTATCATTACCAAAATATATATTCCCGTATTTTTCGTTATAATACTCGCTAAATTCTTCTGCTGCTTTTCCTGTTAATTCCATAATTTTAAATCTTAGTTATTTAGTTAGTTTTTAAACCCACATAACATCATATAAAAAACAGTTGCCAGTTAGTTTGTGGTAAGGCAACCGATTTTTTATACACACGTTATAAAAAATAGCAAAGTCTAAATTTGTGCTGATCTATCTTTTAAATCTTGGAGTATATCATTAACTGTTTCGTTATCTTCTAAAATATCAGCACAAAATTGATTTATGTCGTGTTCCTGTTTTGAGTTAATTAAGGATTTTATGGAACTAATTGTGTAATTTGTTTTACTCATATCCAACGTGCATTCATTCATAAAAGCTTGCACCCTTTCTTCCATCGCGTGGAGGTCTAATACTTCGGCACAAATTTGCTCAAGTAATTCATCTTTTGTCATTGCTGAATATTCAGCAACTAATTCAGGATAATTTTCTTTTAATTTTTCTAATTTACTCATCATTAATAATTTTTGGTTAAAAATCTACTTTTTATAACATCGTATAAAAAACAGTTGCCAGTTAGTTTGTGGTGAGGGCAACCGATTTTTTATACCTGGCGTTATAGAGAATTAGTTCCTCCATAACCTATTATCGTCATCTACATACTGGCAATCAATTATTAGCTTTTTAGCTTCCATTAAATTATCAATATAATCACATTCATAGGCTGTGTCTTGTGGTCTTTTGCAAACACTTTCAGCTTCTTCTTTGGTAAACTTGTGAGCATTGTTAATATCACAAGTATATCCGTTTCTGCCTTCTTTCCACCAAATCAAAGCGTTTCCTAAAAATCCTTCATTTCTTACGTAATACATATTTTTGTTTTTTATTTGATTAAAATTAACTCTCTATAACACTACCTATAATCCATTGCGAAAGCAACGTATCATAGCCAAACCGTTGGCAGCAATTAACCACCACTCTTATTCTCTTTAATATATTTTAATGCTTCAACACCTGCAAGGCGTTCGCTATTCCAAAACTGGATATAAGCGGCTTTAGTTTCTCCGTGTCCGCAACAAGCGTTCATTACATTTGGAAGCGTTTCGATGCATCCGTCGTGTCCTTCAAGTGTCCTGTGAATGCCGCAATGTCCACATACTACCTTCGCATAACCATCTAAATAATTTCCCATAGTTGGCAGCAATTGAAATTACTCTTTATCCAGAACAATCCAAACGTAAATTCTGTTTTTCTTGGAGCCATAAATACATCCATTTTAAAAACAATAAATTTTCCTGGAACCATAATTTTGAATTTTAAATTAATTCACCGGTCCGTGGATCAATCCAAAGAGGAAGATCGCAAAAACGAGTGAACAAAAAATAGCTTGTGGAAGATTGAAATGTGAGCGAATTGCTTTAATGGTTTTCATAATACTTGGTTTTTGTTTTCTCAAATATACAAAGTTTTCTTTAATAAACAAATATAGCTTTGTTTTAATCTTAGTTTTATTTTATATTTGTTTATATTCCTTTGTTTTTGTAGTTTAGCCTTATGGAACGAAACGATACCCGCCTGGATATATTAATGGCCGAAAAAGGCATTAGGACCGATAAAGAACTAGCAGAAGCTTTGGGCTTTAGTCAGCAGCAATTGTCTTTCAGGTTAAAGAAGATCTCTATAGACACTTTAGAAACATTGGCGGGGTTTTTCGGGACGTCGGTTAAGGACTTGCTAAAGTAGTTTAGGGTTTATACCGACGGGGGATTTTACGCCGAAGTCGTTCCAGCCGATTTGGGTTGTTTTATTCTTTTGGGTTTGAAAGTTAACGCTATTTTCTGATATTTTGTTAACCAAACCCCAGCCGTGAAGTCTTAACCCGTAATTAGAAATAAACCTATACACATTGAACATTAGATTTTGATTTAAATCGGGTGTGAATATGTAAATACCTGATACCGTGTCCATCCTCATCTTCCAGGAATGTTTGTCTTTAAAAATTTCCACCTCAAAATTCATAAACATCTTAAGTTCTTCTGATATATTAATACAGATATCTTCTGCTTTTTCTTTATGATTCATAATTTATTTTTTAATTATTTTTTTTATTTCTTCGGGAACATTCCCCTTAGTATAAAGACTGATAAGGCAATTTCAACGAGCATCAGTAAAATTACCAGTGTTTTTCTGGTCCAGTTATGGTCAATCCAGCTCCAATCAAGGAGCCAGCTGGTGAGCATTGGCAGCAAAAATGCCAGGAGCAGGATGCCGGATATTTGAAGTGTTTCTTTCATTTTTTGTTTTTGTGGTAGTGTGCTACCTGGTTGCGAAAGCTGTCGTAACTTTCATATCTGTATTCTCCAAAGAGTTCGAAATGTTTGTCGTTCACCAGGTTGAAGGTTTCAAACTGGGTGCGTTGCCGGGGCAGCATTTCAAAATAGTGTTGGAAGAATCCCTGGCGTGTGCCCAGGGTTTTTAAGAGTTTGATTTCCTGGTGTAATTCTTGAAGTTGGGAGTTCATAATTGGGTTGGGTTAGAGAGACGCCCAAATTGGGCAGATTTACTGATACGCCCTATAGTGCGTCTTTACTGGTTCATCCAGTTTTCAAATTGGGCCATAAATACGGTTTTGGTCATTTGGTCCATTGCTTCTGATACGTTTTTAAAGCCTTTTTCGTCGGCAAAGGAGTTCATTTGAGTGTGGCGGTTTTTTTCGGTTTGGATGCGGCGTTTTTCTTTTTTTTCTCTTTCGGAAGATGATTCTGTTGATACGCCCAATTTGGGCGTATGTACGGGATCTCTATCGGCAGCCTCTGGCAGTCCGAATAATTGCGGGGTTTGTTCAGATTTTGCGAGTTTGTAGGCGGCAAGCTGCAGTTTTCCGTTGTTGATGATGGAGTTTGAAAGTTGTACGATGGCATATACACGTTTGTCTTCAAATTTTGTTTTGGTGATCACCCCGTCCAGGGTTTCAAAAAGGAGTTTGTTCAATTTGTTTAAATTGTTTGAATTTGTTGAATCGCTCATAATAATTTTTGTAATTTATTGGTTAATTTAATTGCTGTTTTTAATTGCGGTGGATATTCGTGCCAGTTGCGTTTCAGGTTTTCGGCACGGGTAATGCATTCAAGGTTTTTAAGTTTGCAGTCCAGGGTATTTTCGTTTTTGAACCAAAGGCAATACCCATCTGGAATAGGTCCGTTTTCTTTTTCCCAAAGTACCCGGTGCCAGGGTTCCCACACGCCCAATTTTGTACGGATAAATAAATATTGGGTCCCCGATTTGTGTTTTCGAAGGCTGATTTCGCCATCTCCAGCAGCGGTATTGTGGGGCTGGTTGCCTTTTTTGAAACAAGTTTTTCTTGTTTTAGCAATTGTCTCTGTCGACATATAGTCTATTTGCTTCATTCCTTTGTTCCAGCCGGGCGTTCCGGGTTGGATCTGGCTTTCTTTTTTTCGTTTTTCTATGATTTCTTCAGGGATTTTTAACCCCAATTGCCGAAGCCTGGTCATAATTACTCCGTAGGATTTGCCTATTATTTCTCCAAGAGGTTTTATTGGCATTGTGAGGTAATTCTCCAGGACAAAAGTTTCCATTTCTGCTGTCAAACAAGTGCGGCCCTGCAATCCTTCTCTTCTGAATTTTTCTTTTATTGAAGCAGGTAAGGAAAGTCCTTTTTTGCGGTAAAGGTTTTGAATTTTACTACGGGAGCAGTTTAGTTTATCTGCCATTTTTCTGGAAGAGAATCTAAACCTGTTATTCAGGATAAATGTGATTTCTTTTTGGGTGAATGGGTTGCTGCGCATTATGTGAGTTTTGTCAATTCCATTTTTAAATCGAGGGCCGCTCTTTTGAGCGCTCCGGTTTCTTTGCAGCCGCGAAAAATATCGTCGCCAGATAGGTAATCTACCTTATTTGAATAGCGTTTCTTAATGGCATCTATCCTTTTTTGAAGCCTTTTTACTTCTGTTTCAACTTCATTTACATTTTCTATTGTCATAATAATTGGGTTTTGGTTGATGAGACGCACAATTTGTGCGTCTGTACGATTAAATATAAATTTCCTCGTTATCGTTGTTGTATTTGGATTCGTTGGTGTCTTCCTGGGTCATTGTGCCCGCCAAGCCCATTATGGTCCCTATGATGGGATCTATTCTTTTGGTGGCGATTTTTTTTGAATAGCGGATATCTTCATTGGGGTTCATTTCTGCCACGCAGCCGGATAGGGACCACTTTAAAATAGGGTGGCCACCGGTGCGAAGTTTACCCAGAAAGGCAAGGCGTTCAAATTCTTTTGTTGGAGCGGAATAATACAGGATTGTTTGCGCAAAAGGGAACATTTTAAAGCCATCGGTAGTCAGGTTTTGAACCAATTGGGTGGCATTGTGCCTGTCATAATTTATCCATTTTATATCCAGAACTTGGTAAAATGCTTTTACATATTTTTCTAAAGTGTCATAATCTATCTGGTCACCGGGAGTAGCTATCAGGGCGGTGACTTTCATAAAGAAGGGATCGTTTTCAAGGTCGGTCCCGGTGAAGTCGATAAATTGTGAAAGCAGCATATCTTTCCAAAATTTGTAGGGAACTTTATCTTCCTTGCTGCGTTTTATGATATTATCAAGCGGGCAAAACACAAGCGGAAGCACATCGCGAAAGCCGTTTTCATCTGGTTCGCTCACAGCCACGGCGGCGGTTAAATCTATATTCGTGGAAAGGTCCAAACCGATAACGGCGCCGCCGCGAAGGAAGTTTTTAAGCTGGATCTTGCCGTTGTTTTTGTTCCAAACGGCTTCCGGAATTCTAATTTCGGGAGCATCTACCCACATATTGAGGTGTTTTGTTTTGAAATTGGAAGCTTTACTGGGTTGGTTTACGGCTTTCAGATATTCGTCGCGGAACCTGTCTATTGAAAGTCCCTGGCCCAATAAGGGATTTGCCTTGATCCAGGTAGTTTCATCTTCCCAATCGTCATCTTCATCCAGATCGTGGATCATAATAATCAGGGAATCATCTTCTTTTATTTCGTCGAGGATCTCTTTGCAGACATCTTCGTAATTTTTGCAAACTCCATGGATAAAAACTCCGGCGGTTGTGATGTGCCAGGTAATGGGTTGGCTCCGGTTTACTGAAGAAGATTCCAAGTTTTCTTTTACGCTGTCATCCTTATGTGCGTGGTATTCATCAATTATAGCAATGTGGGAATTGATTCCATCCTGTGTTTTTGAATCACCTCCAAGCGGCATAAGTACTGATCCTGTTTTATCGCACCAAATTTCCTTTTGCTTGCAGCGGAATTTCAAAACCTGTTGCATCAAAGGGTTTGCGTGGTGACTGTCGATAAAGCTTTTGGCCTGTTTCCAGCATATTTTGGCCTGCTCTTCTTTTGTGGCGCCAACATAGACTTCGGCTTCACTCTCATTGTCAAAGCTCATTCCAAAGCAAGCAACCCCAGCCATCTCTGCAGATTTTCCGTTCTTTTTCGCACGTTTATCATATACGGTTTTCACGCGGCGTAAATCAGGTTCTTTATCAAAAATTTTAGCGGCTAAATCTTCCTTTTCAGGAAACTCGGAAGGATCTATATCAAATTTTTCGGATAGCTTTTCCATATATTTCCGATCCATAAGCATTAATTCTTCTACCCTAGAGGTCTTTAGTTTTTCTGTTTTCTTTTTTTTCCATCCGAAAACATTATACATTGTAAACTTCTGGAATGGAGCCAGTGAAAACGGCTGGCCTGCCAGGGAACCTTTTGTGTGATTAAGCAATGCCGGAAAGAAATTGATTGCCTGCATCCCTATTTCGTGATCCAGGTAAAAGCCTTTTTCATCGGCTTCATCGATCCATCTAAAGAAACGCTCACAAGCCTGCTGAATGCGGCGGCCCGTGATTATTTTTCCATCCAGTACGTCGTGTGCGTATCGGAAGGGAATGGAGTTTTGCATTTCTTTTGTGATTTCCATTTTATGATGATTGTTTCAGGGCTTGTTGAAGTTGTTCGAAGGCGTCGAGTTGGTTGTCGGGTTGTTTTTCTTCTTTCAGTTTTTTGCGATCCAGGAATGAGAATCCAAAGTGTTTTGATAGTTCGTCAATTTCCTTCAGCATCTTTTCCCGGATAGTGATGTGAGCACTTACATTTGTGGCTCCATTGGAGAAAGTTTGAATAAGTCCGCCGTTGTAACCTTTTTCCTGAATTTTGTTTTCTGCCTGGATATAATAATCTACAGACCGGGCAAGTCGGTGCAGATGGATAAGATCCGGGCGCATTAATTTTTTAGTAGCCACTAACTGATCTCCAAAATAAGCATACCAGTAGTTTTGATCTTTAGTCAGATTAAAACGGGAGCTGGACACTGGCAACTTCGAAAGAGGCGTGTAGAGATCTGCAGCATTTGTTTTGCCTTCCCCTTTCATTACAATCATTTTACCTTTGTTTTCCATATCAATAATTTTAATTATATTCTTACCCCCCCTACCTAAAAATCATCAC